TGAAAGAATAGATTTATTCAAAGACGAACAAGTGTCTATAAGTTTATCACAGCAAGACGTCAAAGACCCAGCTAAAATATTTGCAGAGTTTACAAAAACTTTCACTATTCCAGCTTCTAAAAGTAATAACATAATCTTTGAACATTATTATAATTTTAATATAATAAACGGTTTTGATGCTAGAAATAAAGTTGAAGCTAATATTGAATTAAATAACATTCCATATAAACAAGGCTTTGTCGCTTTAAATGGTGTTGAGTTAAAAGACAATAAAGCATATGCTTATAAGATTACATTTTATGGAAATACAATTAATTTAACTAAGGTTTTTGGGGATGATGATTTGTCTGATTTAAGTGAGTTAAATGTTTATAATTTAGATTATACACATCCTAACGTAAAAAGCAAACTACAAGGCACAGTCGGTGATAATATTATAGCACCTTTAATAACACACACAGAGCAATTGTTTTATGATACTAATGCAAGTGTTCAAAGATTTGGAAACTTAAATTATATCAATGGACAAAATCACGGTGTTTTATATAGTGAATTAAAATACGCAATTCGTGTTGATGTAATTGTGCAAGCAATACAAGCGCATTATTTAAGCAGTGGGCTTCCTGCATTTTCTGATGACTTTTTTAATTTAGCTACAAGTCAAAACAAACAATACAATAATTTATATTTATGGCTTCACAGAAAAAAAGGTGATGTAGCTAGCGCTCAACAAGTTGTAACTTTTGCTACTCAAGTTTCTGTATTTAGTTTAACATCTTATACAACTATACAATCAGCTGTTTTACTTTCAGGAGGTGGAACTACATTAAGCATAATTCCAGGATATGAAAATTTACTTAATAACACTTTAGATCTATTTGTAAAAACTGGATATACAACAATACCCTACACAATTGAGTTATGGCGTAATGGCTCTTTATATTGGACTTCAACAGAAGCAACAGGTTCAAGAAGTTTTAGTAAAACTACCTCAGGTGGTTTCGGCACATTGCCAGTAGGTGTTTATTATTTAAATATAAGAACGGCAACAGCTATGACATTCACAAATATAATGTGGACGTTTCAAGGAAATATACAACAACCTAGCGCACCTAACGGCTGGGAAAATGTTTTTGAAACAAGTCCTGGCGGAGAATTTGACGCGACACTAGATTTTGAGTTTGTAATAACTGCACAAATACCAACTATTAAAGTAATTGACTTTATGAATGGTTTATTTCGTATGTTCAATTTAACGGCTTATTATGATAATCAAACTTTATTAGTAAATGGTAACACTAATCCTGATTATGGTAAAATTAAAATACAAACCTTAGACGACTTTTATTCAACTAATTTTAATACTTGGGATATATCAAAATATGTAGATGTAAACAAAAGTTCAGTTGATGTTGGTTTGCCTTATAATGAAATTAGTTTTTCTTATGAAGGTCTTGAAACTTTATTAGCTGCAACCTTTTCACAAGAAAACAGCACAGGCTGGGGGTCTTTAAAATATTCAGGTGGAACAAGATTAACAGGACCAAACACGTCATACAATATATTAGTTCCTTTTGAGCATATGCAATATGAAAGGTTATTTAACCAGTCTAATAGCGGAGCAACAACAATACAATACGGTAGATTTGTTGACGACAATCAAGAACCCTATTTAGGTAAACCGTTATTATTTTATCCAATTAAACAAACTAACGGAACACAAATATCTTTTATGACAACAACAACGTCAAATGTTGCAATAGATGATTATATAATACCGTCTAACAGTCAAGAGTTAGCTTTTGGCACTAGCACTAGCAATATTAATTTTAATGATGAAACAAACGAATATACAGGCGCTAGCGGCTTCACAGGTACTTTATTTAATAATTATTACAACACTTATATAAGTAATGTATTTAACCGTCAAAGAAGAATAATAAAAATAAAAGCTTTTTTACCTCTTAGAATTATTTACAAATTACAAATGAATGATGTTATGACAATTAACAATCAAGATTATATAATTAATAACGCACAAATAAACCTCATTACTGGCGACAGCAGTTTTGAACTATTAAACAAAGTATGATAAAAAATATATTAGATCTATTAGCGCTTGCTAGCGGTGAAACGGAAAACATAAGAATTGCACAAGGTAAAAATGCCTTACCTAAAAATTTTAAAAGTGCATTCACACAAATTAAAAATGAAATAAAATGGCGACAGTAACAAAAACATATTCACTTAAAGTTGAAACTCAAGATCAAGAAGTAGATGCGTTAAACAAAAAACTAGAAACTACTGAAAAAGATGTTGCTAGTATTGAACAGGCTGGTGATAAAATGACTGGTGGTCTAGTATCTGGTTTTAAAGCAGCTGGTGCTGGAATTAAGTCATTTGGTCGTGGTTTAAAAACTGTTAATGGTATTGCTAAGGCTTCTGTTTTAGGTGTCTTAGTGTTAACCGTTACATCATTAACGGCTGCGTTTACAAGTTCAGAAGAAGGTCAAAATATGTTTGCTAAAGCAATGGCTACTTTAAACGCTGTTGTTGCTGTATTTACGGACAGGCTTGCGGCTTTAGGTCGTGGGCTAATTAATTTGTTTACGGACCCAATGGGTGCGCTAGAAGACTTTGCTAATAGTTTCCAAAGTTTTATAATGGATAAAATAGATTTAGCTATTGAAAGTGTAGGCTTTATGGGTACTGCTATATCAAAGTTATTTTCTGGTGATTTTAAAGGTGCTTTGTCTGATGCTGGTAAGGGTGTTAGCGGTTTATTAAGAGCAACTAATCCGCTTGTAATGGTAACAGAAGCTTTAGTAACAGGAACTAAAAACCTTGTTACTGAAATGAAAGAGGAAGCTAAAATAGCTGGACAAATTGCAGACCAAAGAGCAAAGGCTGATAAATTAGATAGGCAAATATTAGTAGATAGGGCTAAAGCAAATAGAGATAGAGCGGACTTACTTGAAAAAGCAGTTGACAAAGAAAAGTTTACAACAAGTGAACGTATTGAATTTTTAAAACAAGCAGGCGCTTTAGAAGATGAAATAACAGCAAAAGAAATACAAGCTGCACAATTAAGGCTTGATGCTAAAATTGCAGAAAACGCTTTAGGCGATTCAACAAAAGAAGACTTAGAAGAAGAAGCAAATTTAAGAGCAAACCTTATAAACCTTGAAACGGCAAAACTTACAAAAGCAAAAGAAGTAACATCACAAATAATAGCTTTAAACGCAGAAGAAGCCGCAGCAGCAAAAGCAATAGCAGACCAAAAAATAGCAGATGACAAAGAAGCAGAGGATAAAAAGAAAGCAGCAGAAGCAGAGTTAAAAACTTTAGAAGACCAAATTAGAGAAGCAGAAGCTGTAAGTGAAGCAGACCGCAGGGCTTTAGAAATAGAAAAAGTAAAAGAGCATTATCAAAACTTAATAGACTTAGCAAAAGCTAAAGGAATTGCTATAGGTGGTTTAGAAAAAGCTTTAGCAGATAAATTGGCTAGTTTTGCAGAAGATACTTCTAAGCAAGAAACTAAGTGGGCTGATATGACTTCTGAGGAAAAGCTAGGTATTGCCAAAGATGCTTTAGGAAATATGGCTACAATACTAGGAGAGGAGTCAGCAGCAGGTAAGGCAGCAGCAATAGCATCAGCTACTATAAGCACTTTTGAGTCCGCAAATAGTTCCTATAGTTCACTTGCAGGCATTCCAATTATTGGTCCTGCTTTAGGTGCTTTAGCAGCAGGTGCAGCTATAGTTTCTGGTATGGCTCAAGTAAAAGCAATAACATCAACAAAGCTTCCAACACTAGGAGGCAAAACACCACCAGCAGTTTCAGGAGGGGGAGTTTCTGCTCCACCATTACCGCAACCGCCAGCGTTTAATACAGTAGGTGCAAGCGATACAAACCAATTAGCATCAGCAATAGGTGAACAAGAACAGCAGCCTGTACAAGCCTTTGTAGTTAGTAATGATGTAACAACAGCACAAGGTCTAGAACGTAATATTGTACAAGGTGCTACTTTATAAATGCAAAATTAATCTTTAAATACGTTATATAATTATGAAAATAGTTGAATTAGTCTTAGACGAAGACATTGAAGAAAATGGGGTTGACGCAATCAGTATTGTAGAAAACCCAGCTATTGAGTCTGATTTTGTTGCTTTAAAACAAGAAGAAATTAAACTAGCAGAAGTAGATAAAGAAAAAAGAATATTATTAGGTGCTTTATTAATACCTAATAAACCAATATATAGAAGTGGTGAGGAGGGTGATTATTATATATTCTTTTCTAAAGATACAATTGTAAAAGCATCACAGATGTATCTTAAAAATGGTTACCAAAACAAATCAACACTAGAACATCAACAAGCATTAAAAGGTTTAACCTTAGTTGAAAGCTGGATAGTTGAAGATGAGGTGCAAGATAAATCACGAAAGTACGGTCTTAATGTTCCAGTAGGAACTTGGATGGGTGCTGTTAAAGTAAATAATGATGAAATATGGAAAGAATATGTTAAAACATCTAAAGTTAAAGGTTTTTCTATTGAGGGGTACTTTGCAGACAAAATGGAACGACCTAAAGAAGCGCTTAAAGAAACTATTAGTGCTGATCAACAGTTATTAAACAAAATAAAAGACATTTTAACTATTAATGAAAAAAAGAAGTAATAACCAAAGACCGTTTATACAAAGTAGAACGAGTCCTACTGGCGGTTCACGTGCTTGTCTATGCTGGGATACTAATACATATTCAATAGCGTGCTGTGATGGCTCAATGACCGCTCAAGGCATTGGAGTTATAACAAGAACTTCTTGAAAATGCAAAATTTAAATTTAAATCCGTTATATAAATACTATGAAATCAACTGAAATGTTAAACCAAATTAAAACGCTTCTAAATATCGAAGTTAAACTTGAAGATATGAAGCTAGAAAATGGCACTATAGTAAGTGCTGAGTCTTTTGAAAAAGGAAAAGAAATTTTTATTCAAACTGATGACGAGAAAGTCGCAATGCCAGTTGGTGAATATATGCTAGAAGACGGCAGGTTATTAGTCGTTGAAGAAGAAGGCATTATAGGTGACGTAAGAGAAGTATCAGATGAAGTGCCACAAAAGGAAAGTGAAAGTGGTGAAGAAATTACAGAAGACCTTAAAAAAGAAGACGAAGAATATGCAGAAGAAGATGAAGAAAAAAAGATGGCAGACGTTGGAGACTGGGAGGGAATGGAAAAAAGAATTCAAAACCTAGAAGACGCAATTGCAGATCTAAAAAAAGACAAAGAGGGTAAAATGGAAGATGAAAAAGAAGAAGAAATGTCAACTGTTAAATCTTTAAAATCAAGAACAGTAAAAGAAGAATTTAGTGAAGCTTCTGTAAAACCTATTAAACACAGTCCAGAAAGTAAAAGTGAAACTAAAAAAAGAGTTGAATTTGGAAAAGGCAGATTTAACACAACACTAGATAGAGTATTAAATAAATTAAATAAATAATAAAAAAAAAATGAGCACATTCAACTATTTATCAAATGATGTGGAACGTAACCAAGTTTCGCAAAAAACATTAACTGCATCCGTTTCTGTACCTGCAGGAGATGCTGGTATTGACCACAATATTGCAACAGATGCGTTAGTAGTAAGTTTACCAAAAATTCATTCAGAAAATTTAGGTTTAACTTTCTTATTTAGAAACTCAGGAGCAGATGGAAATAACATTATTACATTAAGCCCTCACTCAACTGATGGCTTTAATGGTAGTATTGCAAACGCTTCAGCAGATTCAGTAGCAAGTGGAGTTGTAAATAAAGACTGGATAAACACAAAAGCAACAGCAAACAAAGGAGATTATGTTGTAATTAGAGCAGTAGCATTAACACAATGGTACATAATCGGTGGTGTTGGAATATGGGCATCAGAATCATAATAATTAATAATTAAATAAATAATAAAAAAATGAGTAATTTAAAAAACGTACAACTTGCAACTGCTACTAATATATCTACGACATACGCAGGTCAGTTTGCAGGAGAGTATATCGCGGCTGCTTTATTATCAGCTTCAACAATTGATGACGGAGGGTTAACAGTAAAAGCTAACATCTCTTTTAAAGAAGTAATTAAAAAACTAGCAACAGGTTCTTTAGTAAGTCCTGCAAGCTGTGATTTTGTACCTAACTCATCAGTAACATTAACAGAAAGAATCATTCAACCAGTTGAACTACAGGTTAACCTACAGTTATGTAAGTATGACTTTGTAAATGACTGGGAGTCTCAACAAATGGGATTCGGTCTAGGACAATCCTTACCTCCTAAATTTAGTGACTTTATGATTGCACACGTTGCAGCAGAAGTAGCACAAAACACTGAATTCAATATTTGGCAAGGTGATGTAACAGCAGCTTCTAACAACTCTTTTGATGGCTTTGAAAAGCTAATTGCAGCATCAGCAGCAGCAGGAGATATTCCAGCTGGACAACAAGTTGCAGCAGTAGGTGGTGGTGGATTATCCGCCACAAATATTATAGCAGAATTGAGCAAGGTCGTAGATGCGATTCCAAGTTCATTATATGGGAAAGAAGATTTATTTATTTATATTCCAAGTAGTGCAGCTAAATTTTATGTTCAAGCTTTAGGCGGATTTGCAGCTAATGGCTTAGGTGCTAATGGTACGAATGCACAAGGAACGCAATGGTGGAACAACGGCTCACTTACTGTAAACGGTGTGAAAATATTTGTTTGTCCAGGAATGAGTAATAACAAAATGTACGCAGCACAAAGAAGCAACCTCTACTTTGGAACAGGTATCTTAAATGACACAAATGTTGTTAAGGTCTTGGATATGGGAGATTTAGATGCAAGTAACAATGTAAGAATGGTGATGAGGTTTACTTCATCTGTTCAATTTGGAATTGCATCAGATTTAGTAGAATACGCATAATAATTAATTAACCAAAAGAATAGGGTAAGTGGGTTTAACTTACTTGCCCTTTTTTTTTATCATAAAATATAAATAATATGGCTTGTACATTATCAACAGGAAGAAAAATACCTTGTAAATCGGCTTTTGGTGGGATTAAGCAAGTATTGTTCGCTGATTTTGGAACTATTGCATCAATTGCAGTAGCTACAGATACAAAAGTAGCAACAATAACTAACGGATCCCCAGCGCCAGTTTGGTTTGCATATGATGTCAAAGGTAACTCCTCACTAGAAACAACTGTAACAAGTTCTAGAGAAAACGGAACTACTTTTTACACTCAAACAATAAATTTAACTCTTACATTTTTAGACGCAAAAACACAAGCTGAATTGCAAGAGCTAGCAGTTGCTAGACCTTACGCAGTTGTCGTAGATTATTACGGTAACAGCTTCTTATGCGGATTTGAAAATGGTATGGAAGTAACTGGTGGAACAGTAGTTTCTGGAGCAGCAGCAGGTGACCTTTCAGGATTCACATTAACGCTAGAGGGCTTAGAAGAAACTGCACCTTATTTCTTAAACGCAGCAGTTTCAGCGTCAGCAGTACAAATAGACCCTACTGCATAATCATTAAATTTGCAGTTAAAAAATTAAGCACTCTTATGGGGTGCTTTTTTTTTGCCTGATTGATTCTACAAATTAAGCGTTTTTATACGTTATATAAATAATGATAATCTTAACTACATCAACAGCATCACAAGACATAACAGTAATACCTAGAGAGTATGTACAAGAGTTTTCAATGTCAATTAGAGATGACAGTACAAATGTTACTGCTTATTACGATATAACCTCAACAACAATTTCTGGGAATTATTTGATAGTTAGTCAAGCTTTAAATCCTATATTAGTAGAAAATCATTTTTACGATTTAAGGTTTTATACAGACTACAATTTTTGGAACACTAATTATCAACTTTGGGAAAATGATAATAGTTTCTGGAATGTTGATAGAACAACTGATGTCACTTTATATCGTGATAAAATATTTTGCACAGACCAAGAAATAGACCAAATGGAAGATGAGTATTATAAATTAAATAAAGGACAATACACGACATACGACGGTTATGACAATACATACTTAGTAATATGAAAAAAAGAAACAGAAACAATTTAGGTCAATTTACTAGAGCAACAAAGCCCTCACAATTTGGTTTTGTTAATTTAAGCACTTATACAAGTCCTGAAATAAAGGAAGTAAACGGCAAAGACTGGATTGAATATGGCGCAGATAATAATTACTTTCAATTCCTTATAGACAGGTATAATGGAAGCCCAACAAACAATGCAGCCATTAATGGAATCAGTCAGGCTATTTACGGCAAAGGTTTAAATGCAACAGACGCTAGTAAAAAACCAAATGAGTATGCACAAATGATTTCTTTATTCAAAAAAGATGTTGTTAGAAAATTAAGTTATGATTTAAAACTAATGGGTCAATGTGCTGTTCAAGTTATTTATTCAAAAGACAGATCTAAGATTACACAATTAGAGCATATGCCTATTGAAACATTAAGAGCAGAAAAAGCTAATGAAGACGGTGATATACCAGCCTATTATTATTTTAAAGACTGGGCTAACATTAAAAGAAGTGATATTCCTTTAAGAATACCAGCTTTTGGTATGTCAAATGAAAACATTGAAATATATTATATTAAACCTTATAAGTCTGGTTTCTATTATTATTCACCTGTGGACTATCAAGGTGGTTTGCAATATTGTGAACTAGAAGAAGAAATAAGTAATTATCATTTAAACAATATTATGAATGGTCTTGCACCGTCAATGTTAATTAACTTCAACAACGGTACTCCTAATCAAGAAGAAAGACAAGGTATTGAAACTAAAATAGCACAAAAGTTTAGCGGAACTTCTAATGCTGGTAAGTTTATCCTTGCTTTTAATGATAACAAAGAAGCGGCTGCTGATATTACACCTGTGCAATTAAGTGATGCTCATAACCAATATCAATTTTTAAGTGATGAGTCAACTAAAAAGATAATGGTAGCACACCGTATCGTTTCCCCTATGTTGTTAGGTATAAAAGACCAGACAGGATTAGGCAATAATGCAGAAGAAATTAAAACAGCTTCTTTGTTAATGGACAATACAGTTATTAGACCATTTCAAGAACTATTAATAGATGCGTTTGATAATATACTCTCTTATAATGATATTGCCTTAAACCTCTATTTTATTACGTTACAGCCTTTAGAATTTACAGAAGTTGACACAACAATACAAGACAAAGAAGATATTGAAGAAGAAACAGGTGTTGAAATGGAATCAAAACTATCTAAAGTAGAACTTAAAACTATAGACGGCAAGGTAGCATATGAAACAAAAGAAGAAGCTATTAGAGTAGCTGAGGAGCAGGGATGCGGTGGTTATCACGAACACGAAGTAGAGGGTGTTACTTATTATATGCCTTGTGAAAGTCACGTTGAATTAAAAGAGCCTTGCTGGGATGGTTATGAACAATACGGCACTAAAATAAAAGACGGTAAGGAAGTCCCTAATTGCATTAAAATAAACAACTCAACGGAATTGTCTGATGATATGGGCAAAGCTATTCTAAATAAGCTACAAGGTGAAAGAGTTTCTAATGAATGGTATGTAGTTGATGAAATAGATACAGATAATAATATAAGTGATGAGGACTGGGCGGCTATTTGCCTTAAAGAAAAGAAAGGTTTTTTCAGAAAGTTTGCAGATGAAATATATTCTAAAAACAATGGAAGCGCTTTTAGTTATTTAGATAGTAAAAATTACAAAGTAAGATACAAGTATGCAGTCGGCTCACGTAAACCAATGGAAGCAGGTAATAAATCTAGAGACTTTTGTCAAAATATGATGAGGCTATCTAGTGACGGTGTAGTTTACAGGCTAGAAGACATTGATAGGGCTACTCGTGCTGGCATTAATAAACAATTAGGTCACAAAGGACAATCTTATGACTTATTTAAGTTTAAAGGCGGTATTTATTGCCGTCATAAATGGGTAAGGGTATTATATGCTTTAGAAAGTAATACAGAACCTAGTGAAAACTTAGACAATTATAAAAAAACTAGAACAATACCTGCAAGCTATCTTAAAAATCCAGTAGGAAGTAAAGAGTCGGTAATTGCACCAGAAAATATGAAAAACAGAGGAGCATATCCAAAATAAAACTATGGCAACAATATTATTCATAAATAGAACAGATTTAGTCAGGAACTCTATCCTAGATGGAAACGTAGATACGGACAAGTTTATACAGTTCATAAAAATTGCACAGGAAATCCACGTTCAAAATTATATGGGGACAAAAATGTATAATGCATTAACTGCAGCAATACCTGATATTGATAGCAATGCAAATGCAAGATGGAAAACAGTTCTTAATGACTATATAGTTCCAATGTTAATCTGGTTTGCTCAGGTAGATTACTTACCATTTGCTGCATATCAAGTTAGAAACGGTGGTGTCTTTAAGCATAGATCTGAAAATAGTGATACGGTAAGCAAGGAAGAAGTGGATTACCTAGTAGAAAAAGCTAGAACAAATGCTGAATGGTATTCTAGACGGTTTATTGATTTTATGAGTTTTAATCAAACAACATATCCAGAATATACAAGCAATTCAAATGATGATATATATCCATCTTATGACGCAACCTTTAACGGCTGGGTTTTATGACATACAAAGCAAAGAAAAAGAATATAGAAAAACTTAGGCTTTTTTTAAAAAAGATAAAAAATAATAAAACAAAAAAATAAAATAAATGGCGACTCTATTTAATACTAAAATATCAGCTACTTATCCTGGACTTATTAAGTCAATTGATAATGCTGCTTTAAGTGCAAGTTTAAGACAATTGTCAGACGGCTCTGGAAATGCTTCAGGTATTTATATGAATACAGCAGGTGATTTTAAAGTTACTGCAATATTAGAATTCGGCTCACTTAAAGACACAGGCGAAAACATTATAATAACTAAATTTGTTGATGCTGCTGATGGGATACCAAACAACAATAACGATACATCTATTCCTACAAGTAAAGCAGTCAAAGATTATGTAGAAGCACACGTTACAGCACAAGACTTAGATTTTGGCGGTGACGGTGGAACAACAGGTGCAATTGATTTAGATTCACAAGTATTTCAAATAAATGGAACAGCTAACGAAATTGAAACGAGCGCTTCTAATCAAGTTTTAACTATAGGGCTACCTAATAGCATAACAATTAGCGGAACGTACACAGGAGCCACCTTTGCAGGGCAATTGAGCGGTACTATAAGTTCAGCAACAACTGCAACAACACAAAGCGCAGGAGATAATTCAACTAAAGTTGCAACTACAGCATATGTTGATACTTTAGATGCAGCAAGTGATCTTGACTTTAGCGGAACTAGCGGTACTGGTGCTGTTAATTTAAATACTCAAGTTTTTGCAGTTACAGGAACGGCTAATCAAATAGAGTCAACAGCATCTGGTCAAGGATTAAGTTTAAAGTTTCCAACAGCAGGTGTAGTATTACCAAATAACTCAACAACTACGACACAATCAGCAGGAAACAACAGTACTAAAATAGCTACGACAGCTTATGTAGATACACTTGACGCAGCATCAGATTTAGACATAGCAGGTGACAGTGGAACTGGAGACGTTAATCTAAATACACAAACCTTTACTTTATCTGGCACAACAAATCAAGTTGTAACAGCAGTAAGCGGACAAACTGCTACGTTTAGTTTACCAGCTACGGTCCATAGAAACTTACAAGGTAATGTCACAGGAAATGCTGATACGGCTACAAAATGGGCTACTGCTAGGGACTTATCCTTAACAGGTCAAGCTACTGCTACACTATCAAGCGTTGACGGCACAAGTGCTGTAAGCGGTGCAATAACACTAGATAACAATTCAGTAACAGCTAAAGTATTAACAGGTTTACCTACTCCCTCAGCTTCAAGTGTATTAGCAACAGATTCAATTGTTGACGGTATTGGAAAACTACAATCACAAATTAACGGACTAGCTGGTGGTTTACGCTTTATGGGAACTTGGAATGTAGCAACAAATAGTCCGCCTTTAGCTTCTGGTGGTGGTGAAACTGCTTCTGGAACAACAACATCAACAACAGCTAATAAATTAGTTGACAGCAATGCTGATTTTTCTGGTGTTAGTGTAGGAAATAAAGTTGTTAATCAAGTTGACGGACAAACTGCTTTAGTTACAAATGTTGATAGTAGCACAATATTAAGTATTAATGCAGATATAATGTTAAGCGGTGAAGCTTATACAGTTGACGCTTCACCATTTTTAACACAAGGTCATTATTACGTTGTTAGCGTAGGTGGTGCAAGAACTCTAAACGGTGTTACTAACTGGTCTGTTGGTGACTGGGCTATTGTAGGCTCAAATAATGAATGGACTATTTTAGATCATACAGACGTTGAGGGTACTGGAACTGCTGGTAACATTGCAAAATGGTCTGGTCCTGGAACTATTGCAGATTCAATAATAGCAGAATCAGGAACAGCAATAAACATAACAGGCTCTTTAGCTACAACGCTAGGCGCATCATTTACAGGTAATTTAGCAGTAAACACAAATAAATTCACAGCTAATGCTACAACAGGAAACGTAGCCTTTACAGGAGACTTAGCAATCAATACAAATAAGTTTACAGTCAACGCAACAAGTGGAAATGTAGTAGTTGCAGGAGATATTTTAGTAAATACAACAGGAGGTTATTTTGAGGTTGATAAAGCAGAAAATGCTGTAAAATTTGCTGATAATACTAAAGCTATTTTTGGCACAGGACAAGACCTACAAATATATCACGATGGTAGCCATAGCTATATTGAAGATATTGGAACAGGAGATTTAAGAATAAAATCTAATGGTGCATCTATTGCATTGTTAGGAAATTCTAATGAAGATATGATTTTAGCAATACCAGATGGGGCAGTAAAATTATATTATAATAACTCTGCTAAACTTGAAACTACAAG